CGTCGCCCAAAGAACTGGCAACACTTGCGGGAGTGCATGGAGGCAGGGGGCACGTTCCCCTTCGACATTCAAGCGACAGCCGTGGCCGAGGCCGACGACCTGTTTGTCATGTGGGCATACGACCAGCCTGAGAACGTGGTGATCTGCACACAGGACAAGGACATGCGCATGCTACCCGGCATGCACCTTGACTGGGTTACCCACCGCACCCACAAGGTCGCGTGTCAAGACCATGACGGAGTGCTAACTGTATTCAACAGCGAGTTCAACGACAAGCAGTACGGCCCCAAGTGGTTCTGGTTGCAGATGCTACACGGGGACACGGCAGACAACATCCCTGGCCTGCCCAAGTATGTGGTTGACGGCAAGGCTAAGCCGTGCGGCGAAGTCACGGCTGGTAAGTTCCTCGCGGACGAGCAGTTGCCGCACCTCCGCGTGGCCGAGCTTTACCGCAGCTACTACGGCGACCGCTGGCTGGTCGAGATGATGGAGCAGGCTTGCTTGCTCTGGATGCGCCGCGACCCAACCAAGTGGGACGACTGCATGGATGTGGGCGGGCCACTGGATGTGTTCAACAACACCGACCCGGTGTTCACCAACGCTTACGAAGAGATCAAAGGACGAGTCGATGACGCTGACAACATCAACGCCAAGGCGCTTGAAGGCGAGTGAGGTAGCTGGCGTTCGGCAGGCGCTGGCAGACAAGCAAGGCAACCGCTGCGCTATCTGCCAGCAACCGCTAAGCCGCCCGGTGCTCGACCACGATCACAGCACAGGCGCCGTCCGAGCCACGTTACACGCCGGTTGCAACTCGCTGCTGGGCAAGGTAGAGAATAACTACAAGCGCTACGGCGTGAGTAACCTCGCTGCCTTCCTGGCCGGGACAGCCGCTTACCTCCAGCGCCATTCCATTAACCAAACCGGGTTGTTACATAACACCCACAAGGACGAAAATGAGCGCAGAGAACTACGAAACAAGCGAGCAAGAGAAGCCCGCGCAGCAAAGCGAACCGCTTGAGCTAGACTTCTTCAGCGATGCCCCGCTCACTACGGGCTACGTCTGCACCGAGGAAATCTGCGAGAGCTGCCAATGAGTAAGCGCGGCCCCCGCATCGCAACGCTGGACATTGAGACCAGCCCCATTGTCGCCTACGTCTGGGGATTGTGGAAAGTCAACATCGGACTTAACCAGATCGTGCAAGAGTGGTCGGTCATGTCCTACTGTTACAAGCCACTCGGTGGTAAGATCGTGTACGACGATACCAGCAAGAAGGCAAACCCCCGCGACGACCGTGACCTGATGGCCGGGCTGCATGCTCTGCTGTGCGAGACAGACATTGTGATCGCACAGAACGGCAAGGCGTTCGACATGAAGAAGATCAACGCTCGGTTCATCGAGCTTGGCTTCCCACCGCTGCCGCCCATTAAGGTGATCGACACCATGCTGATCGCCAAGGACGTTGCGAAGTTTACCAGCAACCGCCTTGAGTGGCTGAGCAAGCACCTCACCGACACGCCAAAGTATTCCCACTCGGAGTTCCCAGGCATGGAGTTGTGGACGGAATGCTTGAAGGGTAACCCCAAGGCGTGGAAAGTCATGAAGAAGTACAACTGCATTGACGTGCCGGGGACTGAGGAACTCTATCTCAAGCTGCGCCCGTACATGCAGGGCCACCCCAATGTGGCAGCGTACTATGACGATGATGCCATGCGCTGCCCGCGCTGTGGCAGCACGCACCTTACAGCGCTGGACAAACCAGCGTACACGCAGACAGGGCAGTACACCCGGTACCAATGCGGCGAGTGCTTCGGCTTCGCTCGTAGCCGGTACACCCTCAACAGCAAGCGCAAGCGATTGAGCTTGTTGAGTAACTAAGAACCAGTACCAGTAATACGCGCTAGACCTCTGACCTTACGGTTACGTCTAGCCTATTGCTGCATCTATTGCAACATTCGGAGAATGCAGGATGGCAACAAAGCCAGTAGTTGAAGCTGACCCAACTGGGAGAGGTCAGCACGAGCCCGGAGCCAAGGTGGATGCCGGGAAAGTACGACCAGCCCTGGTGCTTGGTGGCTTCGCCCGTGCCCTACTGGCCGTCAGTGCAGTAGGTACCTTCGGTGCAGCCAAGTACACAGAGAACGGGTGGGTTAGTGTCCCTAACGGGCAGGCTCGGTACGACGACGCTCTGCTCCGGCACTGGCTCAAAGAGAAGACAGGCGAGAACACTGACCCAGACAGTGAGCTTGAGCATGCAGCACATGCAGCATGGAACGCACTAGCTACGCTAGACCTTATGCTTAGAAAGCGAGAGCAGATTCATGTTGAATAACCGTGGCCAAGCATACGTGCTGGCAGTAGCGATCTACGCAGGCAACAGAGATACAGTTGACGTTGAGGAAACGTCTGACCGTATCTATAAAGCTATCAATATCAATCCGGCCTTTTCGTCAGACGAGGCACGGGCTGATGTGTACGCACAGTTGGCAGAGAAGCTAACAGCGACAACCCCATTCGCCAAGGCAGTCGAGGTTATCGAAGCTGCCTTGTTCAACACAGAACTTGCACTACGCACACATGGCTGACTACATTGTTCACAAGGCAGTAGAGCGATCAGCGCTCAGCGCCAAGACTACCCAAGCCCTTGAGGCTAACGAAGAGTGGATCATCACACCCAAGTACGACGGGTGCCACGCGGTGTTCTTGTTCGATGACGGCAAGCACGTTGGCACGCTGAGCCGCACAGGGGAGCCAGTGCGATCTATGCCGCACATAGCCACCGCTCTGCTGGACACGTACCCCCTGGCGGCAGGGCGCATTGCAATCTGCGGCGAAGCGTGGTCGCCCGGTCTGGAGTTCAACGAGATCAGCGGCCTGTTCCGACGGCACACACCCAGCCCACAGCTTGGCTTTGTGCCGTTCGACATTGTGCCCTTTGACCACAACGGGTACGACTGGCAGCAGAACCTGCCCACCCTCGGGGTGCTCGATGGCCGCGCCTACCCAGCACCGTACCGCAAGCGCCTCGCTGCCCTGCTAGACCAGCGCAACCCAAAGGCCCCGCCCAGCCTGCTCATTAAGCCTCGGCACTACGAGTTCGTCGGCACCTTGCAGATGGCCTGGGACTTTGCCAGCGTGATGGCCCAAGACCACAAGCGCCGAACCGACAGCTTCTACGATGGTGCCATCTTGGCGCCAGCCAACGGCAAGTACATCGTGGGCTCTGGCAAGGGTGGCGAGTTCATCAAGGTCAAGCCGCTCATTAGCTACACCGTGCAGGTCACGGGGGCAGCGCTGGACTTCGGCACCAAGACCGGGAAGAACACGGCAGCCCTGAAGTTCATGCTCGATGGGCACGAGCAGAAGGTGAGCACCGGCCTAACGCAGCAGCAGGTAGACGAGATCACTGCTGTCGGGTGGGATGGCTACCATATTGAGGTCGAGGCTATGGGCCTGACAGTTAACGGCTTGTTGCGGGAGCCCCGCTTCAAGGGAATCCGAACGGACATTTAAGGAACACATGACACCTACCACACAAGAGCAAGTCGAGCACATGATGTATCAGGGCGGTATCAATCGCGCTGAGCGAGCCCTCAACGCAGCCGAAGAGAACGGCCGCGCAAGCCAGAACCCATACGCAGCAGAGTTGTTCCGTGAGTACGTGATGCCACTGGCCGCCACCATCCGGGCGGACATTCAGGCTAAGCGGGCAGGGGCACGGCAGGCGCACGTCCGACTGCTCACCGCCCTCGACTGCGAGGCGGTTGCCTTCTTGGCTGTGCGGTATGTTGTCAGTGTCCTTCTCTCAAGCAAGCCCGAGACCCATCGCAGCCTCGCCTATGGTATTGGCCGCACCGTGCACCGTGAGCTTATCCTCACGCAGATTCACGACGCAGCCCCAGACCTGTACCACACGTTGGCTCAGGACTTGGGGCGGCGTATGTCCAAGGACGAGCGGCACAAGCTGACCGTCTTTGCTATGCAGGCCAAGGCCAACGGTATTGATATTACCGAGTGGAACCTGGGTAGCCGTGAGCAGGTTGGCATGTACATCATGGGCCTGCTCGAAGACGCCGGGCTTATCGTGCTCGGTACTGAACTGCGCGTTGGGCACAAGCGCGAAGAGCGGGCGGTGCTGATTCACCCAGAGGTTGTCGAGTACATCGACAAGATCAAGAGCTACGTGTCCGTAACGATGCCGG